TGGGGGACACGGTCCCGTCGACGGCGGAGAACGAGTATGCCTGGCCTGATGTTCCGAACATGACCAGGGCGGTCTGAATGTTCGCAAACTTCAGCTGCCAATATGACATGACGTCCTTCATGAAGCCGCCGATAGTCGGGACCTCGGGACCCTTTTCAGGAGTGTAGGACGTAAAGGATCCGGTCGTATAGAAGAAGTCGCCCATAGCGTCTTTGGCGAGCTGGGCTATGGTTGCGTAAGGATTCTGTCCCGAGAACTGGTTCTGGAAGAGCTGATACCCACCAGCGCTGGACCCCCCGGCCTCAAGGAAAGCGGGGTTCGTCGTCGCGTTCGTCAGCTCCCACCAGCGCAGAATGTCCTTACAGCTGACGGTCATAGAGCTCGTCCCGTTGGACCACGACTTCGACACCGACGAGACGATCCCCCAGAAAATCCGGTAGTACTGGGGAAAGCCTCCGATCAGATAGTAACCTTTCGCAAAGATCTCCACCTCCATCATCGGCTGGATGAGGAACTGCCCGTCAGAAAAGAATTCGTTGACGTCGTTGTCCGGAATGGAGAGGTTGATCGTTGCACTCCCGGGAGGGGAGTCCACAGAGGCCTCCGTTGATATCTGAGTGATATAGTCGTTGTAGTTAACTTTGCGAAGGCACTCGCCACATCCAATGACCGTCGTCTCCCCCTGAAGGGATACATACGCGTCCGGTGCGACCGTGATGAACGGTCGCTTATTGGGCTCCCATGTGCCACGCCAGGCGGACTTCCTCATCTTCCGCCTATGCTTCCGCCTACTTGAGCGTCGGTCACGGACTCAACCTCCATGTCATACCGGACCGTAAACTTGAAGCTGTACTCCAGGTTGTAGGGCTTATCCGCACTGTCAGTAACGCTGAAGTCGTCGAACGAGCCGATGTAGAAGTGGCCGTCGAAGTAAATGTAGACGCTCATTCCGATGAGGCGGACGTGGTCGTTCCTGTCGCCGAAGTTCTCTTTTCCTGAAAAGAGGTACCCGTTGTTCTTGTACGTCCGGACGAGGGACATGAGGTTGCGATAGCTTAGGCTGTGGACTCGCTTCTGGTGGGTAAGGCCTCCGGTGCCGGCGGAGTTCATGATGTACTGGGCGGCCGTCACCCCCTTGCAGGAGATCGTCATGGGCTTCTCCAGCCACATGTGCACAATATGATTCCTGCGGCCCTTCGGGGTATCAATCGAATGCTCGTAACTCCGAGAGAACGTTTGAGGCGAGATGAGCATGTAGAGAGCCGGAATCGACTTCGCGGCAGCTACCTGGTTCTGAAGGTACTTCACCTGTTTCTGGACGGTCTCTTGCCTGACCCCATCGACCGGACGGATGTTCCGACCCGTCCGTCCCCCGATAGGATCGTCCTTCTCCAGGTCCGTGATGTTCCCGCCCGACATGACGTCTGCCCTAATCCGCGGTGCGTCCGTATCGATCTTGTTCAGGTCACCAGCGGATGGGGAGACGGCAGGTTCATTGCCGGTGAGGATACCGTCCGGATCAGGCTGGGACGGATCTTTGTTACTCGAACTGTACATATTCGCGCCCGACTGAACGTTCCGTCCATAGCCTATGACAAAAGGGTCGGTAGGCGAGTCGCCGGCCGTGAAGTACGGACCGTTGTTCCCGCCCTTGCTCTCGGGGAAAATGTCGGGGCGAAGCGCTTTCGCAAAGTCCTGACCGTCTTTGGCGTTGCGAACTTGCTTCCAACCGAGGGTAGCGCCGACCCAACGGTTTACTCCGTCGTCCAGGTTCGTGGCGCCGACAAAGTATGTGTCGTACGGCTTTCCAACCTTCCCAGGAGGGAGACCCTTCTCACCGGAGCCGTGGAAGTCCTGACCTTTGTAGTACTGCCCACCCTGCTTAGGGCCACCCGAGTGGACGTTCCCGATATTGAAACAGTCCGTCTTGAAGTTCGTGCTCCCTTTCGGCTCCCTGTCCAACTCAGCTCCGGCGTGGCCTACGAGCAGCGGCGTAAGGCGTTTGGCGTCCGGTTCGCTGAAACCCCGCTTCTTCAGGTTGTTGTATATGGCGTTCCCCAATGCCTTCTGGGTGAACACCGTCTTAGTCTTCACGAGCTCGTTCGGACCCGAAGCCCCGCCGCTCGCCGACTGACCTTTGGCAGTCGAATTCCCGGTGGCCGAACCCAGGTTCGTCTTTGTCTGCTCGATCGCCACAAAGTTGACGGTCACATCAGGAGGGATGATCCCGATGACGAAAGGCTTGTAGGGGGTCTTCGCCCCGACGAGGCTCGCGTAGACCTCCGGGGCGAGCTTATCCACATCGGTGGAGATTGTGGAGACAAGGTCGTCCAGCCACGGGTTGATGTCCGAGGACGGCGCCTGCGCCGTGGGTCCCCCGATGGTGTTCGGTGCGTTGACGAAGATCCGGTCGCGGACGGACATTTCAACGACCCTCCGACGGTTTGTTCGGCTTGGTGAAGAAACCTTCCGGGCCGGAATCGCTAGCTGTGTCCGGAATCCGATAGATGACGCTCTCTATTTTGAACTCCCATGACAGCTCGAACGAGAAGGGGTGGGAGTCGTCCTCGTTCTCTTCAAAGGTCGTGAAATGGCCCAGGAAGATGCCGCGGTCATATATGCACATGATACGGCCGCGGATGACGGGCTGACCGACCGAGTTGAAAACGCAGCCGTTCATGCGAAAGAGTTCCAGAAAGTCCTCTTTCCGCTCCCACGCCATGGTTCCGCGCCTGCCGGGGTTCTTACCTCCAGTCTGGGTCCCGCTTGAGCCGCGGGCCTTGCGCTCGTTCCCGGCGGTCAGACCGGACTCGGCAGAGAAGAAGGCACCCGTGGAGGACTCACAGGAGAGGCTTCCGAGCTCGTCCGGCCAGACGAACTCCACCCAGCCCCCGTAGGTCATGACGACGTTCTTGGACTTCGCCATCTTTTCGTCGATAGAGCGGGGGTTCACGTGTAGGGCGAGGAACGTCGTATATAGAGGCTGCATGGAGTCCGGCCGCATGACCTGGAAAAGCATGGGCCGGCCGCGGCGGGCCTCGTAGTTATACCCGTTCTCGACCCTCGGATTCGGAATCGCCCGTATCTGAGCCATCAGTGCGCCCTGTAGAGCTCGTGGACGGCCGCCGCAATCTGCTTCGGATCCGCGTCGGTCTGGACGTTGATAGTGGCGTTCACGTTCACGATCTTCCCACCGCTGCCCTCGCCCCCCTTGACGAGCATGCCGCCCTTCGGGACGACCATCTCGCCCTTGTGGACCCTAGCCATCTGGTCATAGTCGACCGATCCACCAGTCGCAAACCCGTACTTGGCTGGAGAGACTTCCTGGGCCCATTTCCCGGTCTGTTTCAAAAAATCAGATCCGGACGAAGGCTTCATGTTCTTTTCCCCAAGGTCCTTACCCCATTGACTGACTTTGTCCCATTCAGTGAGCATGGCGAATTCGAAGAGGGCCGTACGGAACGATTCCAAGGTGGCATCCTTCAGGACGTTCGAGTATTTCGTGGTCAGCCAGCTTTGTTCATACTTAATGCCCTTCTTGAAGAGCGAAAGCGTGTCGTTTATGCCCCTGTAGATGTCCTCATCCTGGGAAAGAGCCGCGTCGGCAGTCTTCGCATGCTCTTCTTGAATCTTCGTAGAAGCCTGGGCAGCAACGTGGGCGCGCTTCAGGTCGGCAGGCTTTGGGCCCGGGCCCGGGCCCGGGCCCGCGGCGGGAGCGCCGATGGTAGCTGCCGGCCCGGCAGCCGCGTCGGCAGCGACCTTCTTTATCGCAGCGACCTGCTCGGGAGTGAGTCCGGCTTTCGGAGGCGCAGGAGGTCCGATAAACCCTGGATCTCCGGGCTTCGGCACGGCGGCTCCAGACTTCGGAGGGGCGGGCTGACCTGTCTCCTGCGCAATCTTCGCGGCGGCGGCGTCGCCGACTCCCTTGCCGTAGAGGTCGGCCGTCCTCTTGTCGAGATCAGTCCCTCCCGTCCGCTGCTTCGCATGCAGAACGCCGGCCTCATTTGCGGCCGTCCCGCGACCGAGGCCCTTCGCGTCAGTAGCCTGATCCTTGCTAAGCTCACCAAGTAGCTTCACCATTTTGTCGGTGTCCATACCTTTGAGCAGCTTGTCCGTCTCTACAATTTTGCCTTCCTTATATGAATTGACGAACTTGTCGATGTCCTCACGGCTAAGACCGGCCGTCGCCATCTGACCGCGCACCTTAGTCTCCTTTTCCCAGTCCCAGTGCCTTTCACCGGTCTTCGCGTCGGTGACCTTCCCGAACCCGAGGCCCATGAGCTTGTCACCAAACTGATTAGCAAGGTCCTTGGAGTCCTTACCCGACGCGACTGCACGCTGGACAGCGTCCATATCGCCTGAAAACTTGGCGTACGCGGCGTCGTTCCCGGCGAAGGACTTCTTGGCGTCGTCGCGCATCGCGTTGATGGCGGCGACAGACTTCTTCTCCGCCTCACCACCACTCATCCACGAGAAGATCCCGTTGAGCTCCGACAGGACCGAGTCCATCGCGTAATAGATCTTCTCGAGCAGGAAGGCGAGAACGTTCTCCATCTTGTCACCAAGCGAAGTCGTCGCAATGACCTGCTGTTGAGCGATCTCGTCCGCACTCTGGGCGTTCTCCTTGTCCTCCGCCATCTGCATTGTGGATGCGAGCTTGATCTTCTCCTGAATGTCGCCGTCGGTCAGGCCCTTCATGGTGCTCTCGAACGTCTCGTCCGAGTCGTCCTTGAGCTTGCCCTCCTGCTTCAAGATCTTCTTCAGGTTGGTGTTTATGGACACGCTCGACGTGCGGCCCGTCTTCCTGACGGAGGCGGTGTTCACCGCCATGTTGTCCTTGAGCTTTTGGATGGCCTTCAGCTCCTGCTCCGATATTCCGAGCTGCTTCGCGACATGCTCGCCGAGGCCTGTAAGATCCCCACCGGTAAAAGCACCAGCGTGGGCTTCCAAGGCCTCCATGCGGCCGAGCATACCCATGCCCTTCATGCCCGTGGCCATCTTGAGAGGGTCTCCGGACGCCCCGAGTTTTTTACTTCGCGCAAGGTCCTGCATCGCAGAGATCTTCGTCGGATCGATTCCGGCAGCCGCCGCCTTAGCGGAGATCGCGGCTATGTCCTTCGTTATATCCTTCGTGGGCCCCTTGCCGGACATGGCCTGCTTGAACTCGTCACCAAGGTCGCCAAGCTGGCCCGCCATGGACTCCGTAGAGCGAGCAAAGTCCTTCTCCATGATCTTGCCCATCTTGCCGGGGCCGACGACCAGGACCATCTTCAAGCGCTGCTTGAAGTCCATCTGGTCGAAGCCCTTCCCGAAGGCCTTCATGAAGTCCTTGAGCTGCCGGGGGTCCATCGTCTTGCTCATCATCTTGACGACGCCCGTCACCTCCTCAATGCGATTGGTGAACATGTCGAGCTCTGGAATGGCGTCCTTGAAGATCGCCATGAACTTGTTCACCGGAATGCCGGCCTGGGAGGCCTGCTTCACCACGTCCGCCATCACCTTCGACACGTTCTGGTGCGAGATGCCTATCTCGCTCACCATCTGGCCCATGAAGCCGGCCACCTCGGTGGCCTCCATTCCGAGGGCCTTCCCGTAGACCTGGGCGTTCTTGGCGAGCTCGAACATCCCCTGCTGGAGGTCCTTGCCGCCCATGTCCTTGATCATCGCCTCGGCCTGGACGATTGAGCCGGTGGACTCCCGGGCGAACGCCCCGGCGGCGGCCATAGCGGTCTCGGAGCTTCCGCCGAACTTGATAAGGGCGCCGTGGGCGTCCATCGCCGCCTCGCGCATGTTCTTCAGGGACTTGGCGTAGTCGGCGCCGGAAACGCCAATATCCTTGGCAAACCCCGTCCCCTCAAGCATCTTCTTGTTGAGGTCGGCCATCGCCCCGGAGGCCTTGTTGATGAACTTCGCAAGGGCGGCGAGGCCGGCGACGGCCATCGATAGGCCCGTGGCGGCCTTCCCCATCATCTCCCCGGCGCCTGCCATCTTCTCGGCGCCCTTGGCACCGCCTGCAGCGTCACCCTTCTCCTGAACCCCGCGGGCCGTCTTCCCGGCCGCGCCCTTGGAGATGGAGGAGAGCATCCCGGCCAGACCGCCCTTAATGTCCCCGGAGACGGCCCTGATGAGCCCATCTCCGACGCCCTTGAACATGTCCTTCCCGCTGAAGGACGCCATCTCGTTGAGCTTGTCGATGCCCTTCTTCTGTGCGACCGACGCGCGCTTTATCTCGGACGTGTAGCTTTTCAGCGTCCCCTTCTGGGCGTTGATCTGCTTGTTCAGGTCGCCCATGACGGACGAGAGGTCCGAGAGCTTCTTCTGAATGTCCCCCTTCTTGGTGTCGTCAGACTCCGCCGCGTAAGCGCTCTCGAGGGCCTTGGCCTCCTGCTTCGCCTCAGAGAGCTTCTTGCCGAGCTCCTTCAGCTTGCCGAGGGACGCGTTGGCGGCCGAGCTAAGGTTCTTCGAGAAGGCCTCCGCGGCCTTCGAGATCTCGTTTATGGCCTTGACGTTGAGGTTGGCCTGCTTGATCGTCTTCGTGAAGTTGACCGCGCTGCCCTTCTTGGCGATCTTCTCCAGGTCCCGTATAACGTTGGTCGTCGCACGCTGGTCGAGGACCGGCGTGATCATGGTCTTGATGCTTATGTTCTCTTTGGCCATGACACCTCAGGGCTAAGCCCCACCATCCTCCCCCTCATCGGAACTCTGTTTAGCGCCCTCGACCATCTGACGCTGGGCGGACTCTGCCTGGTCAAGGCGAAGGGCATCCATGCGCTTCATGTAGGCGTCCGCAGCAGCGCGTCCCCCGAGTATCCTCGAACCACCCCCTCCGATCGACGGCCCTCTCGCTTCCATCTCAGGGCGCCGAAGGTAGGAGTTCTTCTGAAGCTCTATCGTCTTGGCCCTCTCCTGGTACTCCGCGCGCTTTCGCTCGATCACGAGGTCGTGATAGTCCTTCTCGCCTGAAAGGGCCGCGGACAGCTCCTCAGCCAGCTCCTCAGCGCTCTCCGCTTTGAACTTCTTAGCGACGGACGCCTTCCGTCCGTCCGGAAGGGTGATGGTCTCCTCCGGTTCTTTGTTGTCCGTTCCGCGATTCAGATAACGGAAGAGGACTTTGAGCTTAAGCTCCTCCCTCTCGACACGCTCCGTCTCGAGACGTCCACGGTCGCGTTCTTCGATGGCCTTCACGCCCTTTCCGGCGAAGCACCCACCTATGAACTTGGCGTTCGACCAGTCCCTCTCCATCTCCTCACGGTTCTCGATCATGCGGGACAAGGAAGTCCAGGTCTGCTGGCACAGGTTCATGCCAAGCTCGTCTGTTCCCGGGATACCGGTGTGAAGACCAGAGTGGATGGGGGAGCCTTTGGTGTGCAGCCACTTGAAGCGAGAACGGTTCTCGTAGACGTATATCTCGACGAGAGGATATAGGTTGGAAGCCCGCTCGTTCAGGGACGAGAGGCTGGATAGGATCTTCTCCTGGACAGGGGCGGGGATCTTCGACACAGTCTTGACAAGCCTTCCGATGTGGCGGGGTCTGTCGAAGAGCGCGTTCTGACCGTTCACGAAGAAGATGGAATGGGCGATGAAGGCCGTCCGAAAGAACGAGCGGGCTTCCGGGACAGAAGCCCGACCAGGCTTCATGAACTCGACGAGGCGGAGCTCGTTATGGTTCATGGACTTGAACACGAAAGGCTGACCGACGACCGTCGAAACGCTCGTCAGGAAACCGCAAAAGAGGTACTTTTCAAGCTCCTCCCAGACGGTCTCGTCGATCTTCTTGTATGTCTCCGGGACACGGATCTCGACGCGACGCCGGGCGCTCGGCTGCGGCTTCTCCGTCGACATGGTCACCTGGAGGGCCGGGCGAACCTTGGGTTGATGCTCGTGGCGGGCGGCCGGTCAATGGCGGGCGGCTGAACCGGAGGCCGGGTTTCCCCGCGCTCTTCTATCACCTCCCCGGAGACAAAGCGCGGGACGTGAGGTGTCTGCGGAGAGCTGGCGGTCGGGGCGGTCGGAACGATGTCGAGATCGACCGGAGAGGGATCTGATTGCGGGGGCGGGGGCGGGGGCGGGGGCGGGGGAGAGTCCGGGACGGGGACGGAAACAGAGCGCACGACTCTCCTCGCCGGCTCCCCATGGGCGACAGCCTTGAAGGGATCGAAGTCAGGACCGACCGCCGACTGCTCCTCTCCTTCGTTCGGATCCGGAACTCTCGCCTTCGGCTTCGAGTCATCCTCTTCGGGGTCCACGAGCTGCGGCAAGTGAAGCTGATCTCGAATCTCGGCGACTCGCGCCATGAGCTCGACCATCTCCTCCACAGGGCTTTTCGAATTCTCGAAGCGGATCTCCTGAAGGTTTTCCTTCTGGAACGACTCCATGAGGTCAGCGTAGACACTGAAAAGGTCATCCACGAGCTGGCCGCCCCACTTTTGGCTCTTCTCGTATATGTACTTGTCGAGAGTGACCGACACCTTCTTCCCATCACGGTTTGTCGCGGGGAAGCTCGGACCGGAGTTGCGGTATTCGCGAAGGTCGTGCTTGCCGACGCCGACGATAGCGTATGCCAAGGTGATGCGCTTGGCCTCGTTGAGGGAGTTGGAGCCGGCCTCCTGACTCACCATAGCCTCGTTTATCTTTCCCTGGGCCTCATAGGAGACCGGGGACAGCAGGAACTTTATCCCACCGACGGTCCGCTCCCACACCTTGTCGGTGCCGAGCGATGTTATAGCGCTGTCGAGCTCGGATATGAAGTCGGCGTCCATGGGGACACGATACCAATACGGCCAGGTCCCTAAGGGAACCCGGCCGTGAGGGTGTCAGGGACCTGGTCAGACGGCGAAGATGCGCGAGCCGGAGCCGGGCTTGAGGATCGGGTTGTTGCCCGAGTTCAGAAGGTCGCCGTACGTGTCCTCGGAGTTGCCGTAGAGGCTGAAGCCGTCGGTCACGTCGGTGGCCGTAGCGGCGCAGTCCTCCATGACGATGGCCGAGTCGGACGGGAACGAGACGCTGTAGGAGTTGATCCAGCAGGCCTCGAAGAACGTCACCATGGCGAAGTTCGGGTCGTCGGTGCCCGTGCGCTTGATGGAGATAGCGGCGGCGTCGCGGGCCGTGACCAGCTCGGAGAAGACCAGCTCGGAGCGGATGTCGAACGGCCACTTGTGCTGGCGGAGCGAACGGACGAGGCCGTCGATGCCGCCCTTATAGCCGAGCTCCTGGATGATGCCGGCCGTGTACATGAGCGTCCGGTTGAGCGTCAGGGCCATGGGCTCCGTGACGCCGGGGACGAGCTCGACGACGCGGTCGCCAAACCCGACCGCACGCACGGGGTCGACCGCGCGGCTCTCGGACTGGTCGAAAGTCGACAGGACGCCGATCTGCTTCTCGGTGGGGGCACCGGTGCCGAAGGGCTTCGAGAAGACGCGGTTCTTCTGGGAGATCGCGATTCTCGTGTTGGGCGATGAGCCCTTGCGGTAGATCTGGCCAACATCTGCGTCTCGTGCCATATCTAGTCCCTCACATCAAAGACTCAATAAATGACTCAACGGCGTGGGTGCGGTCACCCCGTCTCGGGCCAGCTGTCGTAGCGGATTCCGTCCAGAAAGTCCTCGACGGCCTCGACGATCTCCGACTGGTCTTCAGAGTTCTGGACGACCTGGGACATCCTGTCGAGGGACTTCATGAACTTTGGTTTCGGAGGAGGTCCTGGGCGGCGGCGGCCCGACGACTCCGGCTTCTGCGAATCTCCGGAAGGGCTCCCCTTCGGCGCCCCGGCCTTAGGCGCTTCCTGCTTCTCGGGCTTCGGTTCAGCCTTTCCCGCAGGCTTTTCGTCCTTGATCAGCTTCTTGGACGGTCTCGCCGGACGGTCGTCCTCGGGAGTTTTCCTAAGCCGACCGCGCGGAGGGACACCGAACGCGTCTCCAAGCTCGTTCCAGTCGTCAGCGGGATCGTCCGGCAAAAGCCTTTCCGGCTTCTCGTCCGGTTTGTCATTCTCCGGCTTCTTGGCCTTCTCTTTCTTCTCGAGCTTCTTCTCCTGGTCGCGCTCCCACTTCTCCGACTTCTTCTCGAGCTTCGGGTCGACTTTCTTGTCGACAGTGACGGGCTTATCCTTCGCGCCCTTGTCGCGCTCCCAGTGCATACCCTTCTTGGAGTCGAAGAGCTTGCCGAACGCCTTGTCAATTCCGGACAGGTTCTTGATGTCTTCGAGCGCGGACTCGGCCTTATCGGCCGGGACGTCGAAGACGAGCCCATCCTCCTCGTACTTCGGGTGCTTCCCGCCGTGCTTTTTGACGATGTCGACGACAGCTTCCTTCGACGCGCCAGGAAACTTGCCCGACTTCTCGAGCTTCCACATATCCGTCCCGCGGGCATATGGTATCTCTACGCGCGCCTGACCCTTCGCAATGCGAATGAGTCCGGCCACGATCATCGAGATACGAAGAAGCCTGACGGATGAGAGGCCCATGCGGCTCAGGCGTGCTGCGTGAGCTTTTCGAGAAGACCCTTGAACTTGGCCTCATCGCCGGAGTCGAGCGCCTTCTGAGCGTCGGCGAGCATCTTGGTAAGCATGGTCTTGCCGGTGCCCGACTGCGGGAGTGCCTGCTGCTCCTGCTGTCCCTGCTGCTCCTGCTGTCCGTAGCCCTGTTGCTGGGACTGCTGCTCCTGCTGCTCCTGCTCGCCCACGTTTGCCATGTTCGCGAGGACGAACTTGAGGTCGCGGATGACGAGGGCCTTGTTCGGCGTCGACGACTTGTCGAGCTTCGAGGCGATCTGGCGAAGATGTTCGGCGGTCTGCTTGGGTCCCATTTGAGTCCTCCTGGATGATCGTAGATTAAAAACAGCTGAAGACGCCGTCGAGGGCGTCCCAGTGCTCTTTTGAGCCCACTGGTCGCCTTCGGGCGTCTCAAAGACGGAAGCACGGTACCCCTCGACGGTCAGGAAGCCGGAGAACTTGGCGCCGGAGAGGACGTCCGGAGGCAGCTTCTCTGTCTTCCACTGGCCCTGGGGATCAAGGTGCCACGCGATCCCGGGCGTCAGCGAGGGGCTGGCCTCAGCCACCTTCGGACTTGGTGTGGTGGCCCTTGCCGCGGCGGTCGAAGTAGAACGTTGCGTTCTTGCTCTGGTCGCCGTAGAGGCCGTGGACCGCCTTCTCGATGGCCTCGAGATCTTTGTCGAGGTCCGCGACGGTGTCCACCTCGGCGAAGACGCCGGCCACGTGCTCGGCGATCTTGGCGATGCGCGGACGGAGTCCGGCGAATTGCGGCTTCTCTGCCGCCTGGAGGGCCCGGTGAAGGCCCGCCGTGATGGCGAGGATGCGCTGATAGCGCGCCGCCGGGACGACGGCCGCCGAATGGAGCTTCTTGATCTGCTCCTTCAGGAAGTCCGTGTCCTGCTTGTTCGAGTTCTCCCCGAAGCTCCCCTTGAAGCCGCTGGGCTTCTCGACCCCGCCCCCGAGAAGCTGGGCTTCGGCCTGAAGAACGTCCACCGTCCGGGACACGGCCTCGGACTGGGGATCAGTCTCGGCGAGCCTTTTGACGGCGGCAATGACCTTCTTGACCTGAGCGTGGTTGTTCATCGGGGTCCTCTTCTCACGAAGTATATCAACAGCTTATCGATCAGCCGGCCTTCAAGAGACCCTCGACGGAGGCCTCCAGGTCGACATGGTGCTTCTTGGCCCGCTTACCCAGCTGGTAGTTGCGCATGGACTGTTCTGCCGCGGCGATGAGGTGGTCCGCCGAGAACGTGGCGCAAACCCCGTCAAAACAGCCGGAGTCGACCGCGCGAATGACGCAGCTCTTGGCCACATCGCGCATGTAGGCGCCCGTAAAGCCGTCCGTCATCCCGATGACGTTCTTCCAGATCTCCGGAGTCACGGACGCGTCGGGCCCGGACTTGTAGGAGTCGAAGAACGTGACGAGCATCTTGTGGCGCTCCTCCTCGTCGGGGAACGGGATCTCCACCTTCACGTCGAAGCGCCCGGGGCGGTTGACAAGAGCCTCGTCCATGCAGCTGAAGTCGTTCGTCGAGGCCACGACCACGACGCCGAAGTTCTCCTGCGCGCCGTCAAGGCAGGCCAAGAACTCGTTGAGCACGGACTGGCTCGAAAGCCCCGAGCTCCGGTCCGCCCCGAAGAGGTCCATGTCCTCAATGAAGAGAATGCAGGGAGCGAGGGAGCGAGCCGCGGAGAAGAGGGCGGTGACGTGCTCGGCGTACTCGATGGACTTTCCGGTGCACCAAATGCGCGTCATCTGCTGCTCGAGCTCGTGGGAGATCGCGCGGAAGATGCTCGTCTTCGCCATGCCGGGCGGCGAGATGAGGAGCGTGTTCCTGTTCGGGCACAGGTTGATGCTCGCCAGCGCCTCCATGTTGTTGAGGACGGACACCGTGTTCTGGCGTATCACGTCCTTGATCTGGGGTTTGAGGATGATCCCGCCCCAGGACGTCTTCGTGACGGCCGTGAAGTCGAGGTACCCCTTCGTGAACGTGAGGCATTGACGATGGTATATATCGTTCGCGACGAGCGACTGGGCGAGCGCTGCCAGGAAGTTCTCCGCCGCTGCCGCGCTGCCGGGACTCGACATGACCGTCAGGTTGCAGCTGAAGGGGTCGTCGTGGACGAAGTCGACGTTGACGAGGACCTGCTGGCCAGTTCCGCGGTCCTTCACGAAGAACGTCCCGAAGACCGGAAGCTTCATCGACTCCCCGAGCGCGATCGGGAGCATGGCGGACTGGATGCGGAGCGCGTAGACGCCCTTGACCGCCTCCTTGAAGGCGTAAGAGTCGATGAAAGGGACAGCATCGTACGTGGAAGAGTCGCCGGTGAAGAGGCACCAGAAGGCGTACGCCATCTGTCCCTTCATCCAGGCCGGGCGCTTCTCGTTCAGCGTGACCGCCTGGTGAATCTCGCAGCCGAGCCAGAGCTCCTTAAGGTACCCGACCGGGTCGTACGGGATCTCCGGGCCACGGTCCATCGCGGCCATCCGGGCGTCAATCTTGGCGAAATAACTGTCGACCAGATAGTTAACGGCGCCTGAGAGGACGGGCGTGACGCCATACTCTTGTTCTTGGAGCTTTCCAAGGTACGACGCAGTCCTTTTCAGAAGGCCCTTCATGTCAGATATGGGCTAGTGAAAGCCTAACCGACACTACCATCAGGAGGGGAACGGTCGTCCGGGTCGCTCTGATCCGGATCAACCTGCTCGACGTACTGGAGGAAAGCCTTCCGTGACGCCAGCTTCGAGCTACCCTCGCGGATCATATACTCCATGAGCCTCGACTCCCCGTCCTGGAAGGTATCGGAGGTGAAGGTCATACCGGATGGGTCGTCTGTCTGCAAAAGCTCGGCCGTCCCGTCAGAACCGACCTGGAGCGTAAGCCCAAGCGGATGCAGGATGGTCCTGTTGACTTCGAACAGCAGCCCGTTGTCCTTTAGAAACTGTAGGGGCAGTGTCTTCACAATTGTACAGTTGTAATAAGGCGCTACGGGTATGGATCCGCCTGATGGCCTTATCTACCAGAGCGAGCTCCCGTTTGAGCGCGACGCCGTCCAGTGCCGGGACGGAAAGTGGGTGTTCGTCAAGCTCCGAAAGGCGCCGTCGAGCATCGTAGCCGAGGCCGGCACGAGAAAGGAAATATTGGAGCTGGCCGAAGCGTCGGTGGAAATGCCGCTCTGGGAAGAGCACTACGTCGGCATGTCCATGATAAAGTGCGTCCCACCGAAAGGCGTCTACAGGCACCCACAGACGTGCTTCCTGGTCACAGACGGATCACCAATGCCGGGAAAGTCACGTACGGAGCCGGAAAGTCACGTGCGCTTGAAGACACTCCAGTCCGAGCCAGCCCCGGAGACCCCTCGGTCGGCAGAATGGCATGAAGAGCAGCGTCCGGCCGACTGGAAAGAACGAATGAAGAAGATAATCAAGAAGAAGGTTCAAGGCCTATGAGGCCATGGTCTCGAGGACCTTCTCTCGGTCGGCGGATATGAGGACCTTCACGGCCCCGAGAGCAGACTCCGGGACCGGCCATGATCCCCACTCTCCTCGCTCCCGGATGGGAATAACAGAGGCCCAGGTTCCAGCGCGAGGGTCTATGGCGAGGACGGCAGCGAGGACGTCATGGAGGGCCTTCCCGTCCGGGTGCTTGCCGAAGTAGCAGTCCATCCCCTCGCGCATGAGGTCCAGGCCACGGTGAGCTCCGGACGGGACGCTCGCGTGCATATCCTGATCATAGCGGAAGCCGTGACAAACGTTCTTGGAGACCATGCGCGTCTTCCCCATTCGAAGGTGACCTAGGAGCTCCTTCGCCGCCGGAGTGTTCCCGTTAAGGTTGAACGTCGGGCACGTGATCTTGCCGCGGAACTTCTCGAGTCTATGCTCTTCAGGGACGACGTTATCCCCGGCAAAACCGCCCTGGCAAGTCCACTCCTTATACATGGTCGCGCCGCCGCTCTTGAGATAGCCGTTGTAAACGTTCGTCAAGGCGGCCCCGGTCACAAGGCACAGTCCCGAACGTCGACACTGATCGGCTATCATGGAGGCCGAGTCCATCAGCGGTGATGAGTCTTCGAGTGGGCCGAGCCAGTCGTAATGAAACTGCGATACATGCCTCTTCGGACTCGGATTCATGGACCCGCCGACCGCCACATGGTCGGCTTGCACCAGCTTGAGAACATGCTTGACGACGGCAATCTGGTCCCACCCTCCGGGATGGACGGTCACCAGCCGAAGGTTGACCCGAGGGTGGCTCGCAAGAAGGCAAAGGGCGAGGACGTCGTCCGGGTCGGCCGTCTCCATGTCGAAGTGTAAATCGATCATGTGAGGATCGTACGCTCGGACATGGAAAGCCTCTTCACCGGGACGAGCGCGCAGGCGAGGGAATATCAGGAGAGAATCTGCCGAAAGGTCCTTTCGATGATGGACGGGACGTGGCAGGCGAGGGATAGCCGGGTCCCCGACGCCGCAAAGTCAGTCCTGATCGAGGCCCCCACAGGGTCCGGAAAGACGGTCATGGCCCTCGCCATCGCGCAGTGGGGTGCGGCGCATGGGCAGCGCGTCGGGTTCGTCGCCATGCGCCGCAATCTGCTGACGCAGGCGGCATCGATGAAGGACCACTTCGGGTTCAGCATTCCGAACATGCGCTTCATCTCCATGTTCGACGCCGAACCCCCGACGGACGTGGACTGGCTGATCGTGGACGAGGCGCAGCACGACAGCACGACGAGCATGGCGCACATCCACGCGATGATCCGTCCGAAGAAGGTCATCGGTCTGTCGGCCACGCCGTACAGGTCGGACCACGCTCAGCTCGCGTTCGAGCGCGTCGTCCGGGACGTAGGAATCCACACCCTCATTCAGGAGGGATGGCTGTCCGAGTACGATCATTACACCATCCCGAAGTACTCTCCGGAGGCTATCGCCAACCTCTTCAAGGCCGACCGGGGCAAGTGGGGGAAGTCGGTCGTGTTCTTCCTCACAAAGAGCGACTGCGACAGGGCGTCAGAGCTGCTCACCGCTGCGAAGGTAAGCAACGAGGTCGTGTGGGGCGGGTCCGACCGCGAGGCGCAGATTGACGCCTTCCGGAAGGGGAAGGTCCAGGTGTTGGTGTCCATGAGCATTCTATCCGAAGGGTTCGACGCGGACGACATGAAGACCGTCTTCATCCGTCCGTCGTCCCGGCTTCCGGCGGTCCAGATGGGAGGGAGGGTCCTCAGGAAGCATGAAGACCACCTCTTCAAGCAGATAGTCCAGTGCCAGGACACTCGACACCCGTTCGTCAAGACGGCGCGGGCGAAGAGCGCGTGGGTGCAGGTCGGGGACGAGTTCCGGTCCCTTACGAAGAACGAGAACATCGAAGCGACCGCACGCCATTACGCCCGGCAGGTGGTCCACGCGGACTCTGCCCTGCCGGCGTTCATGCTGAAGCGTAAATCCAAGAGGCGCTCGCGTAGTGTATAATCCCGGGGATCCCCCTCCCCCAGATACCAGGAGACAGACGATGTCAGAAGAGAATCCTCAGGTCCACGTGTCACATCAGAGCCGCCTCGGCCACAGCACCTCCAAGGAGATCGCCCCGCTGGAGTACAAGATCGCCCGCCTGGAGAAGGCCAAGATGACGGCCATCGGCAGCGAAAAGCAGCCGCTCCGAGCCATGCTCAAGGTCGGAGGCCAGTCCTTCGAGACGACGCAGCGGTTCTGGAACTCGTTCATGGCCCGGTTCGGCCTCTCCGAGTCCGTCTTCCGGTACTTCAACCACCAGGAGGTCCTCGACCGCATCTGCGAGCGGAAGCCGGACACGGAGCTTCGCTTCTGCCTCGATCCGGAGAGCAAGCTCGCCTTCGCGGTCTCGAACCCGAAGAGCCCGGTCGTCCGGCCCGAGTCCTTCATGGAGATCGCGCGCAAGTACCGCGGCTCCGACGTGCAGTACGCCCGCGGCGTGGTCCTCAGCACCTACGTCCCGCCGTCCGGCGAGCGCAACATGAGCATCGGCCCCGATATGTTCGCGAACCGCTTCGTCGTCGAGACCCCGCTCGACGGGTACGGCAAGCCGTCGATCTACCTGTCGCTGCTCCGCCAGGTCTGCTCCAACGGCAACGTGGCGTACGCCCCGGCCTTCCGGAACGACATCACCCTCGGCGACGACCCCGGGTACGCCATCGGCCGTGCCCTGGAGAGCTTCGACTCGGACGAGGGTTACAGCGCCGTCCGCCAGCGGTTCCAGGCCGCACAGTCCTCCCCCGCGTCGCTCTGGGAGTGCCGAAAGCTGTTCCAGACCGTCCGGAGGATCGACGACAAGGGAAGCCTCATCCTGAAGGCGTACGAGAAGGTCGTCGGGGACATCTATGGCCAGTACGGCGTGGCGAACTTCGACGCCATCACGGAGAAGAAGCTCCGGCTCCTGCCGGCAAAGTGCAAGGTCTACGACCTCATCAACCTCGCCAGCGAGGTCGCCACCCACCGTTCGGCCGGGATTCAGTCCATGGCGCTCCAGGCGTGGCTCGGGACGACGATCTCCGAGGAATACGACCTCGAGGGGACGTCCGACAAGAAGGAGGACTTCGAGGGAGTCTTCGTCAAGGACCGCGATCGTCACCCGCAGCGCCCGCGCCGACGCGGCGCGAACTGACCTGGAGGTCCGTCATGGCCTGGTGTAATCCAGTCCATGACGGACCAAAAGGATTATGATCATATCCGAATCGTGAACGTCGAGGAGCCCGCCATGGGCTCGGCCGAGGACGTTCGGAAGACCCTGTCCCAACTCTCGTTCGCGCCGTCGTGCGTGGACATGGGATGGGAGTGGGAGGTGGAAGTCGTCTACAGGATGGACGCCGAGAACCCGCTGCCGGGGAGACCGCAAATGGTGGGCTGCAGCTACCGCCTCCGGACCACGTTCATGCGGCCGGACAGGGAGACGAGGGAGATCAAGAAAGGGTTCGGTCGCTGGTGGGAGGTCCCACTGGACGTGACCGTCTCAGGGGTTGTGAAAACGGCCTTTGCCGCCGCCAAGATGATCCTCGAGCATGAGCTTATGGAGAGCTTCAAATGGCGAGACGCCCGCGTGTTCGATCCGCACCACACGGTCGGAGAGCTGGCCTCAATCCAGCCGGGCCGTTACACCGACTCCATTCTGTAATATCGATCATTTCTCCGCGTGACATGACTTTCCTCTCTGGGTCTTGTTCGCGGCCACCATGTGACGGCGACAACCGCGAAGCCGAAAGGCTATGGCGCCGTCGAAGGGGTCCAGTTCGGCCATCAGCTCGGGGTACGGGCTCGGCATCAGGCCGTGGACGTCGGCGGAGACGCGGTCCCACCGGTCGATTTCGGCCTGGGAGGTGACTATCTTCTGGCCGCGGCGGGCCTTGTCGCCCATCAGGTTGACGTACTTCTGGAGAGAGTTTTTGAACTTGGCGAGGGCGCTTCGGAACGCTTCCGGAGGGCCCTCCGCGTGGGCGGACACGAGGGCACGGGCGTCGGCCTCCACAGCATCTCCAGCCACGGCCGTCTCCTCGCGCAGCTTTCCGTCACCCGGGACTTTCGGTCTTGAGGTCATGACCGAAAGTACAGCCAGGGCGAACGGGATCTAGGTCCTGAAAAAAGACCGGGAGCTCACAAGGAAATTGCACGATATGGAGACGCGAAGCCCGTCCGACTCGTTCACCTCGACGCTGTGGGTAAGGCTCCCGTCAAAGGTGAGGAGGAGCCCTGGCTCCGGCTCTATGCGTCGGCCTCGAACGCCGGGAAAGACGATGGCCGCGGCCGGGCGGGGGACTTGGATATAGTATGCGGCTGAGACCCGGCCCGGGTTGTGCTTGTGCTGGCGGTTGAAATGCCCCTTCCCGTTGACGATAGCCCATAGCTCGTCAAAACCGCCGACTTCCTTTCGAAGGAAGGCGGACAGTGCGTCGAACCCGGGAAGGACCGCGGTGCTGAGGTCGTGACTGTGCCATCCGCCAACAGAGCTCTTCCCGGGCCTCCCGAGGTCGGTGCGGCGAAGGAGGTCAATCGAGTCCAGGATGTCCCGATTGGTCCTTTCAAAGCCGGGAAGGTACGACCGTCTGATGTCCATTCAGCGCCAAGACGGTACAGGAGAGCGTTGAGACTGGAGTACATCCGCCGATTTACTCGGATGTACGGTCCCGGATGAGAGACGACGAGACGCGCGTCTGCCGGCTTTGCGGCGGAGACCCGAAGCCCAAGTCCGAGTTCTACAGCTACAAACAGAAGCAACGAAACGGAAAGGTCCTCACCCTGACAAGGACGGAATGTCGGAGGTGTCAGGACGGGAGGACACGTAAGTACCACCGAGACAATCGGGATAGGTACATGCTTAACAACTGCCGCCGGGGAGACAGGGAAAATGGCCTCGCCACAGTCATCACTAGGGAAGACCTTCGACACCTGATGGTTCAGGCGTGCCATTACTGCGGACAAAATGATGGCAAAGTCGGAGTGGACCGCGTCGATAACTCCAGGGGGCATTCCCTAGAGAACTGCGTCCCATGTTGCATTCGTTGTAACTGTCTCAAACGGGACATGCCGACCGTGGCATGGCAGTTCTTAGTCCCGTACGTGAAACAGGCCCACGACCTCGGCCTATTCGGAGAGTGGATAGGTCACAACGTCGGATCCCAAATACGCGGAAACCGTCGATCTCTGCAGCCGAAGCCTGAAGACCGACGGTTTCGAACGGCGCCAACTGGCACCAGTTGATTACGCGCGGATGCGTACGGAAAGAGTGACCACTATATACTCGAGCGGGAAGACCGGGACGTAGATGGCCGACGCCCGGAGGATGGTCGGGTCGTTGTCGTCGACCGTGACCTCGATGCCCGTGGCCTTCTGCACGATCTGCTGGTCGACGAGCTGCGAGAAGGCGCCGACCATCGAGTTCTCGACCGACTTGATCAGGGAGCCCGTGAGCTTCTGGCCAATGTACGGGTCGAGGACCTTCCGCATCGTCTGCTGGACGTAGTGGATGGTCAGTGTGACGGACGGCGTGCGCGTGATGACCGTGTCGACGTTCGTCGTCAGGCCGTGGCGGACGCGCATTCCGGTGTCGACCTGCTCGATGATCGAGACTCCGGCGACGGCGACCTGGTTGGCCTCCGTCGGGTCGAGCAGGCGCCCGAGCCGCTTGAAGCCAACGATGGAGCGCCGGGTGAGCGGAGTGGCCACGTCGAACGCGGAGTTCGTCAGGGTTCCGGCGAGCGCCGCGGCCATGTATGAGCTGTCGACGAGCTGGTCGGTCAGGTTGCCCTGGTCGTCCGAGACCGAGAGGACGTACGTGTCGGGGTAAGACACGAGCATCAGCTCGGAGTTGAGCCCCTTGGCGATGGCCTGGACGCCGAGCGGATTGGTCCCCGCGGCGACGCCCACAACGCCGATCCGCTCACCCTCCTGGCGCGGCGTGCTCATGAACACGCAGTGCTGGTTCAGGGAGGAGAAGATCGTCGGATCGGTGGCGAGCGGGACGATGACGTCCGGCTTGACCGATCCCTGGATGGGCTTGCGCTGCTCGTCGATGGCCGCGATGAACGACCCGCCGCCGGCTTGCGAGGACCCCTCCGCCCTCAGGACCTGCTTGAGGCCGATGAGGATGGCGCCGTTGAGGAGGCAGATGCGGGCGGCCAGCGAGAGCGGGTTATCCGGCGTCGGGGAGCCGAAGTTCTGCTGGATCTTCTTGATCTCCCGGAAGAGCTGCGTGGAGAGGTCCGTCTTGGCGTAGTCGTAGGAGACGTAGTAAACGTCGCCGATGGCCGGCTCCGTCCCCGAACGGGCGTACGTGCTGACGAGCGCCGTCGTCCCCGGGTTCATGTTGTTGGTGTTGAACACCGTGATCTCGACGCCTGAGATGGCCTTGATCGGGATCGAGGCGTCCGTGATGAACGACTGACCGACTACGAGGGTGAAGTTTCCACCACTGGCGTAGTCGCCTGCGACCGCCTTGAGGACGGTGAACCGGAGTCCCGTCGTGACATCCGTGTACGTCTGGCCCGGGAACCCGGTGCCGTGAGAGCCCAGAAGGCCCTGGGAGGAGGAGACGGAGAAGCCCGCCTGGGCGTTCTCGCCGACATCACCCGAGGTACCCGGAACGATTCCGAGCTTCGTGTCCGTGACGAAGGCCGTGTTCGAGACGTTCGAGAACGCCACAGTCGATAGGTTGCCCGTCGTGAGGGAGTCGATGCGGAGGAACCCGCCGAGGCCGGGAGATGCGACGCGGTACGACACGCCGACGGCCTGGAAGGACGCGTTGGCATTGAGGGCGTTGGCGATATCGGAGGCCGTCGGCTGCTTGCGCTGGGCCGAACCGCCGGAGACGAAGCCGAGGACGTCGTTCGCCGTGCTAGTCGACTTGACATTCAGGGAGGACAAGGCGTTGTTGAGGCGTGAGGTGAGTACCAGCTTCCCAGCGTTGATACCGGCGCCAGTACGAGCCACGAGCTCCGTCATAGACGTGGTCGCCTGGTTCACAGCGTCCTTCGTGCCGTGGACGTGGTACGGGCCCTGGGTCTGCGCCAGGTGGACTGGGTACTTGACCTGGAGCTCCGCCGTCAGGGCGACGAGGGACGCCGGGCTGGAGGCGGCGACCGACGTGATGACGTTGGTCGTGTCCGCCACGAAGTGGTAGTTCGTGGAGGCAAGGTGGACGTTGAGCTTCGTCTTGATGTCGTTCGCGAGGGCCTCACCCGTGAGCTGGGAGAAGGCGGCGGGCGCCGTGATCGTGTCCGTCACATCGTTGATGATGTGAACGCCGGCCAGCAAGAAGTGAGCGTTGAGCTTCGCCTTGATGTCGTTGAGGATCGGGTAGCAGTCGGTGTTGACGACCGGAGGGAGGGCCGGGGTCAGCGTGTCGACCGTGTCGTCGAAGCCGTGGACACCAATCTGGACGAGGTGGGAGTTGTAGAACTCCTTGAGGTCGTTCGCGAGGACAACGGCCGACTGGAGGTTGGTCGCGTTCCCGGTGGCGACGGCGTTGGACGTGTCGCTGAGCTGGTGGACGCCGCCCTGAGAGAGGTGGGCGTTATACTTCGCCTTGATGTCGTTGAGAAGGGCCTGGGCGTCGGCGAGGGTGACGGCGGCAGGAAGGACGACAGAGTTGGTCCCGTCGGCCGCCACGTGGTAGGCCGTTGAGACGCGGTGGAGGTTGTAGTCGCTACGGATCTCGTTCGCCAGGGCGATCACGTCGGCCGTGTAGGTCGCGATGTCGGCCGTGGAGGCGAGGGCGATGTACGAGTCGTTGATCGACGTAACGACGTCCTGGAGGAGGACCGCCGTGCCGCCCGGGAGGGTGGTCGTAACGTCCTTGCCGTCGACGTTGAGCTGGAACGAGTCGTTGACGCCCGTGGAGATGTTGAACGGACCGGTCTGGGTGCCGACGAGGGTCGCCACCTGATTGATCGCGTTGTACGAGCCCGTGGCCGCCTGGTTCGGCTCGAGGCCGACCTTTCCGGAGGCGTCCGTCTCGCCGGCCGCCGTGGGCGACATGATGAGGACGCTCGAGACGAGGCCGTTCGTGAACGAGGGGAGGCTCCGGGCCTTGATCGAGAGGATCTTCTGGAGCCCGTACGTCACGACTGACACGAGGTTGTTGGGGGCCGTCGCGGCGAAGGTCACCGACCCATCCGCGTGGACCTGGACGTCAGCGTCGATGACCGCGTTGACGGCCGCAGCGACGGCGGCAAGGGTCGTCAGGCCGGTCATGTTGACGGGTATGAGGTTCACGCCGTCGACGTTGAGGACGAGGCGGTCCGTCGAGAGCATCGACAGGGGCTCAGTCACGCCGCTGGAGAGAAGGACCGCCTTGTACTGCAGCGAAAGGTCGACGGAGACCGCGGGGTTCCCGTCGATGATCATCCCGCCGAAGATGCGGGTCGCCTGGTAGATGTCGTACGGCTCCTGCTTCTGGTTGGAGAAGGAGGCGTGGGTCGCCGGGTCGAGGGCCGTGTTGAAGGTGACGGTGACGGTCTCAGCGACGGGGTTTCCGGCGCCGGTGTGAATGGCGTCCGGAAGGCTCTCGGTACCGGAGGGCCACTGGATGGTTTGCGGAAGGGAGGCTTTAACGCCAAACTTGGCTCCGAAGACCAGGGCCCCGCTGAGCGCGGACGCGATCGAGTAGCTTCCGGTGCCGGACGAACCGGGCGTGAGGACCGAGAGGGTGAAGGTGTCGTCCGTGATCCGGTTGTACCAGAACGTCGCGAACGCCCTGTACTCGGCCGACACGGGGGTGGCGAGCGTCACGATGTTCGTGGAGCTGTCGACCTCGAGGACCTTGACCGGAGGGCGGGATGAAGCGTCCCGCCAGGTCTTGCCGACGTAGACCGTGACGAGGTCCGGGCGGTTCGTCGGAAGGTCAAGGCGACCGTTCGTGATGGTGGTGTAAGTCGCCTGGCCGAGGGGCGTATCGCGACCGTTTCCGCTGGTGGGGACCTCCGGAAGGAGGAACTTGGTCGTGGAGACAGTGCTCGTGGTCGTGTCGACGAACCTGGCGCAGGGAGCGCCGAAGATCCTGTCGTCGACCAGCATGCCGACGATCTGGGTGGAGTCAAAGGACGCGGACCCGGTCTTGTCGCCGGCCTGGACCTGAAAGGCCGTCCCCCATTGGATCTTGGACTGGTCGCCGTCGTTGACGACGATGAAGTCCGGACCGTTGAGGAAGTCGCGGCGGCCGGGCGCAATGCCGACGTTCCCGACCGTGATGATGTTGCTGTTCGGGAGGTAGTCGAACGTATCCTGGGACGTGTTGAAGTAGTAGGTGATGAGGACCTTCGAGCCACTCTTCGGCGCGAAGGGAAGGCCGACGAGGCGCTGGGAACCGTCGACCGACTTGGCGAGGACTTGGGTCCCGTTCACCGTCACCGTCACCTTGGACGGGTCTGTCGTCGTGATGCCACCATCAGAGCCATCGACCACGGGGCCGTTGAACACGCGGAATGACTGCGTGCGAGCGGTGTAGTCGCCCGCATTGAAGCCGAGGACTCCGTTCGCGCCGCCGCTACCGACGAGGATGTTTCCGAGGGCGATCAGCTGGACGTGGGCGAGCCCCTCGTTGTCGATGTGCACCGAGGCTGTGAGACCCGGGACGTTCGCGGCGTTCACGTCGTTGGCGACGTCCGTGGCGGTCCGCGTGACGCCCGACGTCAGGACGATCGTCACGGGGACCGTGTCGTCGAGCGTGATGTCGAGCTTGTCGTTCGAGCCGAGGGTGACCGCGTAAGTCTCCGTCTTCGGAGCGACGAGGATGGCCGGACCGTCGGTGATCTGGGCCGACACGTCGTCGGTGATCCGTGTATCCTTGCGGTGGAAGAAGTAGTTGATCGTGACCTTGTCGTCCTCAGCCGGAGGCACGAGGAGCGAGACGAGTCCGTTCGGACCGTCGATGGCCGCGACGACGACGGGGGCTCCGTTAACGGAGACCGAGACCTTGCTCGCGTCGTAGGTAGCCGAGCCACGGCCTTGGCCGTCGACGATCGGATAATTGCGGACCTTGAACTTCGATTTGTTTCCGTCCTGGTTCCCGAGGATCGGGCTTTGGACGGTTCCACCGGAAATCCAACGACCTTGGGCGTCCTCGCCGAAGATCGGTGTATCCGCGACGCTCGAGGATCCGCGGATCATCTCGAAGTTCGTCTGGGAGAGAGACTCTTTGCCCACGCCGATCAGGACCGGGACCCGGAGGCCCCCAAGGAGCAGGCCAACCGCCGGCTCGACAACGGTCTGCGCGTAGACGCCCGGAGGTGCGTAGGTCGTAAAAGGTCCGATGCCCATGTTAGCTCCCTTCAGTGAGCAGAAGTCTAAATACCGGTATGCGTCTCTTCTCTAGAGCAGTGTGGGGTATGCGTATGCGTCTACGTGAAGGGTCACTTCAACCCTGCACGCCGCATGAAGAGCCTATTGGAGGGGCCTACTCGGATGTCTTCGGGGCGGACTTCTTCGCCTTGTCGAGCAGCTTCAGAGCCTTCTCACGGTCGCGAATCGTGCTGGCGTCGGCAGGGGCTATTGTGTCCCCGGCCTGGGACACTGCGTTCGTCCCGGCCTCCCGGCGCACCTTGTCGCGAGCTTCCTTGCGGGCGTTATATTCACCCCACTTGACCTCAGCCGACCGGCCGACCGCCTTGTCAACAACCGGATAGTCAAGATCGTGCACCCCGCTGTTCCCGTGAACGCCGCTGCCGGCCCCCTTGTCGACCCCTCCGGCAAACTTGAAGCTGAAGGAGGAAACGCGGATGCGCTCCGCCCTGTTCTTGCAGTTCGGGCACGGGTGATGGTCGAAGTACTCCTGGATCTCCTCCTTCTTCAGGAGAAGCTCTTCGAACTCGGCATCACAGTCGTCACAAAAGTACTCAAAGGTCGGCAAGGTTCACCTGCCGAACCTTACTAACGGACTCGCTCGTAAGTGAGGTCCCGCCCGATAGATACGCCGACCCCGGCGGCCCCAAGCTGACCCGTCGACCGGAGAAGGTCAAGCGGATAGCTCCCGTCAAGGTACCCATGCTCGACCTCCGCAGCGCGAGAGGTGTTCTCCGCACGGATGACGGTTATCGGCAGAGGCACGTACACCTCCCAGTCGACGCGAAGGGAGAGCGAGACGGTCGTCTCGTAGTAATACTCGTCCGTGTCAGAGTTATATACCTCCTCATTCTCGCCGCCGGGGGCGATGTCGAGGAGCTCCAAGCCCTCGAACCCAAGGGAGTTCTGAATTTCGAGGACCTTCACGATCACATAGTCCGCGAGCTTCTCGCGATCCTCAGCGTCGCGGGCGAACACGATGAGTTCAAACGCGACCTCATACTTCCCGCCGTAGACCTCGGCCACGTCCGTCCGCTCGTCCGTGACGACCACACACTGCTTGTCGCACTCTTGCGGCCGGTCGCCGAAGGCGATGACGACGCCCGGTACAGCGTCCAGATTCACCTGCTCTCGCTCGTAGTGGAACGGACCCTGGGTCGGCATGACATAGCGATAGTCAGCATAGATCACACCGCCTGTCGGAGTCTCCTTCAGGAAGGTGACCTCACCGGTCTCATAGTCGGTGATGAAGTCAGTTCCGGGGACCAGCGCGCGGCGGCCGTCCAGCCAAAGACGAACGGACCCCGGGTAAAGGTTGCGCCTTGATATTTGCGCCTCCTTATCCCCGGAGCTCGTGAAGGTGATGAGAGGCTCGTTGATCTCCGTGAGGAGAGGCTCAACGACGAACTCTCCAGGAACCTTCCGCGCCTCGTCCGGAACGGAATTCACCAGGATGTTATAGACGCCGGACGGTGCGGGAAACACGTCCCTCCTCGGGGAAACCCGCTCGAGGACGTTGAAATTCTCCCGCACCCATTCTATCGTCGTCCCAGGAGCGTTCTCCACGGGAGCGAGCATGCAGAAGGAAGACAGGCGCCCGACGTAGTTGTCGGCGGACAGCCGCACGCGGTCCGCCGAAGCGCTGTTGACGATTATTCCACGCTGCGGGCGCTCTTCGAACGAGTACTTGTTAGTGACGTTCTCCGAGTCAGATCTGTACCTTGGGTGATCATAGAGGATCTTGCGAAGCTCCTTGATCACCCTCTTCTTAGTGGCATTGATCAGCCAGACCTTCATCAGCCTTTGACGCTACGGCTTGTCTTCTTTTTCTTCCCATCCGGGGTCTCGGCGGGAGTCGCCGCGCCTTCTACGTCCTCGGGGAGGGGAGCGGGCTGCGTCTCCGGCTCTGGCTCTGGTACGAAGGAAGGGAATGGATCCGACTCCACCGTCACGACCATGTCGACCGGCTCACGGTCCGGCACGGAGACGGCAAAGTCGGGTTCGGAGGGGGCCGGGGCCGGGGCCGGGGCCGGGGCTGCGGGGTCTCCAGAGGGAGTGGCCGCATTGTGGGCGTGGAGGTCTTCCTCACGATGGAAAGCCTGCTCGAAGTAAACTCCCTTATAGTAGGGCATGGATTGCCTCCTTTACCGGGGGCCCCGATAGAAGGACTAGTCCTCTTTCGAGTAACACCCGTCGGGTCCCCTGAGTTGACGATGGGTGGCTTCGGAGATCTTTTGACGAACTTCGTCGGAATGAGTTCTTCCTTTGAAGGAATTTCCCATCCGTTCTCTAGCCTCTTCACTCATGTTTCTGGCAGCTTCAAGAAGCTTCTCTTTTCTTTCCGGTGAAAGACGCTTCCCGCGATTGGCGTCCGCGATTTTCTTCACCACTTCAGGAGTCTTTGCACGTAAACCAGCCATCACAAACTTGGAGATCATTTCAGGACTGCGAGAACGATTACGGGCTGCAATGCTCTCACCGTTTTTCTTCGCAGACGCGCTGATCTTCGCCCGGGTTTCTTCACTAAGAGGTTTACCCTTACGTAAAGAAGATAGGTAAGCACGTCGGTCTGAAGTCATACTCTTTTTGGTGGCCGCCGAAAGCTTCTCCCGAGTAGTCAAGGAGTTCGATGAGGTGGCAGTGCCACCCTTCATTAAATTAAACCCAAACTGCGGAACCCAAGAAGAGAAAGACCTGATCCAGTCTTTCTCCGCCTCGTTCGCCTCCTCAAGTGAAGAACAGACCTCGAGGACCTTGTGGTTGAACGCGTCTTTCCCGTACTTGCGGATCGCGTTCCAGAAATGAGCACATCCGCGCCCTATTCTTGTCTTCGCGTTCTTCAAGTGCTGGTTCCATCGCTTCATCATCGTGAGCTTTGTCAACCCGATGTAGCAGCGACCAGTCTCCGTATGTATGTGGCGATATATTGTCCAGCGGAGTTCCATATGGACACTCTACCAGACCAATATTCGTAAACGTCAGTCCTCCATTTGGCTCAGCACGAGAAGCCCGGTGGCGACGGCCGTCATAGGGTCTCCGGCAGGCCTGACCTCTGAGATCTGGATGGGAAAACGGTCGCGCTTCTCTTCGAAACGTTCCTGGAACTTTTCGAGGAACCCGCCGGCTAGGGAGGTGCCGCCGGAGACGATGATCGGGATGGGCTTGGGGACGAGAAGCTCACTCTTGACCTTCACGAACTGGGCTATGATGTTGTCGATCGTGTAGTCGATGAGGGTCGACACAAAGAGGGCTATGGCCTCCTCACTCCGATCCTTCGGCTTCGTAATGTCGATGCCCGACTCCTTGAGAGAGCACATCTTGGCCTTCGTGGACCCGACGGCCTTGGCAGCGCCATTGTCGATCCAGTCACCCCCGCGGCCAAGAGAGAACTCGAGGGCCGACATGGCGTTGAACGCCAGGCAGACGTTCGTCATGCCCGAACCATAAGAGATGCCGAGACCGCAGAAGTTCTCGGCCGTGCACTCGGAGAAGATGATGGCGAGGGCCTCGTTCGCGGGCTCAGCGTCGTAGCCGAGCTCCTTGACGATCTTCCCGAGGATCGCGGCGTGGTATGTCACGTCCGAACCCCCGACGTCGACCGCGGCGGACGGAACCGAATAGCAGCATTTTTCCCCGGGCTTCTTCGGCTCGCCGAGAATCTGCTTCATCATGAGAGAGATGATCGTCTGGGCGTCGAGCTCGCCGGCGGAGATGAGGCCGCCCTGGAGCGGACGGCGGGCCTCCCGGTTGAGAAGGTTGGCGGTGTTCAGCGCGTCGTCCCCGACGACGATGAGCTTTCCGTCCACCTCGGCGAAGGCCGTGTTCGAGAGCTTCAGCATGCGCTTGTGCTCAGGGGGCAGATCGATGAACGCATCCCGGACGCGGGCCGTGGTGACCTTCTTCCCAGATCGCCTAGCGGAGACAAAGTTCATCGTCCCGCAGTCCAGGCCCACTCCGCAATCCTCCGGCAATTTGCTCATTTGAAAGTCTCCGTATCTGTCTTACGACAGAATACCCTACCCGGCGTCAGGGCTTCTTGCGCATCTTCCGGAGGGCGTCGACGCTCGAGCCCACGTCGGTCTGCACCTCCCCCTCCTGAACCTTGATGTTCGCCTGCGCGTCGTCCGGGACGATCTTCGTGGGTATGAACATCGGATCGGCCCCGCGGGCCGAGGGAGAGTACTCGTGAGCCTGGACGGAGCCTGGCCTGTATGGAACGACGGCCGGAGCGGGCATGGCCTGGATCGACTTGTTGATCTGGTCCATTCCCGCCGGGACGGCCCCCGCGAGCCCCGTCATCATCCTCATGAGCTCCTCCTGGTTCTTGAGGAACCTGTCGAAGGACTCCTGGGACACCGGAACGCCGGACACGGCCGGCGTGTCGATTCTCGACTGCGAGACCGGGGGAGACGGGTCCTGAGGGACCAGGGCCGACGGGGGTTGGCGAACGGACATGACGGAGGAAGGAGGCTGGCCCTGAACGTACTGCTTGTCCGCCCGGACCCACCTCTTGGCCTCGAGGCTTCGGGCGTCGTTCGATTGTGCCCAGGAGTCAGCGCGGACAGTGCAAGAGCCCTTCGCAGGCAGGAGAATTCCGAGGTCCTCCACAGTCAGGCTCGTGGAGAGCAGGTTGGTTATCTTGTAGAGCATCAACTCAGACGCCTCGCGAGGAGTTCCTCAAGCTCAGGGACGAAGTTTTCGACCATGACCTTCTCGAGGCTCTCCATGAACTTCCCAATAACGCCCTGAAACTTACCCTTCGGCATGCGAACGCCGCCCTCCGGAGTGTCCTCCACTGTCTTCGTCATCTTCAGGGAGACCTTGCCCTCCCTACTGACCTTCATGGACCTCGGAGAGTGGAGGGCGGCCTCGTGCTCTATCAGGCGAGTCTGGGCTGTCTTCGCGCGGCTGTTGAGGGTCTTCGGCGGTTTCCGGGCATCACGCCGTCCATCCCACACCGACTTCCGGGCGTCGCGCCGGGCGTCGCGCCGGCCGGTCAAGCGACCCGGCTTCGAAGTCGGCTGGAACCCGTACGTGCGTACGCCAGGGTCGTGGTCGGCGTCTTCAGAGTCATCACGTGCTTTACTAAGGGCGTCCTTGGTGTCCGCGTCATTGGTGTCGAAAGCGTCCTTCGGGACGAGAATTTCAAAGGTGATCGTCCTTCCGCTTACATGGGCGTAGACCTCATAGTCCTTGAGGGCCTCCGACTTTGAAAATCCCGCGTCGTCAAGGACGTGCTTCAACGCCGTAACGCCGTCGACAGCTATAGCGTCGATCACGGCGTCGACGATCCTCAACATCGAGGCGTTCAGGGTCGTGGCAATGTCGTACGCCATGTTCAGCGACGATGAGCGTTCTCAAACGCGACGGTGTTTCCCCGGAACTCGCGCTCGTCAGGGATTGCCTTGCGCTCGGTGACCATGGGCTGAGCGACGCCCGTGCCGGGAGGGGCGTACCTCGTCCGCGGAGACTCCATGACGGCCGTGTCGAGGACCGGAACCTTGGAGCGAATGTCCTGCTCGTCGAGGTGGGACAGGTTGAAGAACTGTTGAAGCTGCATCCCGCGGGCGGTCGGCATGCGGACGGGCCCGACGCCGTACCTGTCGCCGTTGAGCTTTACGACAAAGTCCCTCTGGGAGAGGAGGGGGCTCGGCCCGGTCCACGACTCATAGGAGTGTTCGAGAGTACGGCCACGGTTGTTCTGGGCCTTCTTGCGCTCCGCGTCGTCCGGCGCGACGATGAGGTCATATGGGCCGTCGTACCCGCCGATAACTCCAGTCCCATAGCAGACGAGGCAGTCCGAGGACGGCTGTTTGTGGAGGTCGGAGCTGCACCCGCACCTCGGACCGACGTCGCGCCGTATGAACACCTTCACGCGCTCGCCTCCCTGATGGAGAAGGAAGCGGTTGCGGCGGACGGCCTCACGCCAAATCCAGTCGAGTGTCTCCGTCTGCTGGTTGTTGCCCTGGGCAGCCCGGTCCAGGGCGGTCTCCATGAGCTGTCCGGTTTCCCGGTCGCGCGCGACCGTCGTGATGCGGTAGAAGATGCGCTGCCCAAGGTCCGTGCGGACCTTCTTGGAGACATACCTGTACGTCGCCAGGACGACGTCCGACTCGTTCAAGGGGAGGACGGCCGGGAACTGCTGCTGGGATGCAACGTCGAACGTCGGAAACGGCTCGAGCTCAACCTCCCCGAGATAAGCCACGATCCGGCGGATCCAGGCCCGGACGCCGTTCACGGTCACATAAACGTTGAGGTCCGTGCACTCTGTCCCTCCGATGACCGGGTCGAGGACTATGGGGCTGTTGGCCGTCCGGAAAACCCAGGTTCTGGACGGGTCCGTGTCCCCGCGCGAGACGAATTTTTTGGACACGTCCTCGCGAAGGGCGACGGACACGGTCGTCCGGTCTCTCCAGAACGTCGACCCCACGGGAAGAGAGTTCATCCGGAAGTACGGGCCGAACTCCGAGTCGAAGCTCCTGTAGACGTTCACCCCAACAAGGTCGAACTTCGTGTTCGAGGATATCGCCGCCGGGGAAGTCCACCGGAGGTCGATGACGCCCTTTTCAAGCCCGGACTGTACGGAGAAGTTGAGAGGAGGGTGTGGGGCGGCCGGATACTGTTGCTCGAGTATGTGGGGCGGCCTGTCCGGCGGGAACGGCATTTCGGGACCTCACTTGGAGGTCCAATCAAGAGGCTGGCGCCGCGGCCTCGGCGGGGGCGGCCTCGGCGGGGGCGTCCGGTACTCCGTCAACGGGCTCGTCCTGGACGGCGACCTCCACGAAGACGTCCTCCCCGTCCTTGACCAGGCGTGCCTGGACGACCCTTTCCATCCCGAAGCCGGCCGCCTTGCACAGCTCGGTCACGACCTTGTTCTTGGCCGAGGTGAGGTCCCGGAAGGTCGACAGGGCATCTTGTGACGCTGCGGCGTGCCTGGAATGCTCCAGGGCCCAGTGCGTGGCGGACTGGTCGATGTGGACGACCTTGTCGTAGTCCTGAGGCTTGATGGGGGCGCGCTTTATTTGCATGCCCGGACGGTACCGAGCACCTCAGTCGTCGTAGTCGTGGTCGCCGCCGTCGCGGGAGTCATAGTCGCTGGACGCGATGACGCAGTCGAAGGACGTGGGGCGGACGCGCACGTCCGACGGCTTCAGCTTGAGATCCCGGGCGGTGATTTTCACCGCGGACTCCAGCATGGCCGACACTTCCGACTTGAGCTTTTTGACCAGGGCGGACTTCGAGGTCTCCCCCTCGAACTCCACCTCCACGGAGAGCTCCATCCTACACGCCCACTCTGTGGGCGGGGCGAGAACGGACTTGCTCTTCGCCTTCGCCTTCGCCTTCGGAGCCTTCTTCTTGCTCCGGGTCTTCTTGCGGGCGGCCTCGACGTTCAAGGAGGCGACCTGGGAGGCTATGCGGCTAAAGTCCACGTTCCAGGCTCCGGACGAAAAGCCTAACCGGCCTTGAGGCCGAGGTCCTTGCCGATCTTGGCGGCCTCGTCGTGAATGGCGTCCGCGAGGGCCTGGATCGCTCCGTGGACGGGGGACTCCATGATGTGGACCGCGACCGCGTCGTGGTCGTCCGTGCCGACCGCACGGGAGATTTCCTCGATCGCGAGCATGTTGATCTTCATCTTCGTCTTGAAGTCGTATGCGGCAACGCGCGCGGCTATTCTGTAAAGGTCAAGCCTCATATTCCGAGGAACCTCCTGGGCGTGAGCGCTCCGCGGCCGACTGACGGGCCGAAGCTGCTGCGGATGCCGACCCCGAACTTGGACTGCTTGAGGCCCCGGATGACCTTCACGGTCTCCTTCGCCGCCACGACGAACTCTTTGAACCGGGCATCGGCGTCCGAGGCCATCGACTGGTACTTTGAGCTCTTCTCAATGTCAAGCGAAACCCCGCCGATAGAGTATGTGAACTCGTCGGCGACCCAGTTCAGGGCGAGGGCCTGGATGGCGTAGACCATCGCGCCCGTCAAAAGGAGGGTCCTCCAGCTCCGGTGCTGCGTGATGAGCGCGTTGAGGTCCTGGTAGAACGTCTGCGGCGGGTACATGTTGATGGAGTCGTTGGAGACTCGAAGGAACTCGAGCAGCTCCGCGTCCTCCCAGAGGAACCCGAAGACGCGAGTGAACTGGTTGACCGACTCCTCGCCGGACGGCGGGATGAAGTGGTAGTTCCTCGCCGGGTTGTTGTCGCGGAGGAGCACCCGGATGCCGCGGACGAGATCGAGCTCGATGGGGGTTATTCCGGGCAGCGACACGACCTGGGTCGCGTCCTGGACGACGCCGAACTCCTGGAGGACCGTCGCCTGCGGCGACCCGACGTACTCACGGAAGTACCAGCGTATCCGATACCTGCCTATGTTCGCGTCGAGCGGGACGATGAACGACGCGTAGTACTCTCCGATGGCCGGATTGACCGGCTTGCGGCCCTGGGGTGGAAGCAGGACCTCGCAGCCCGTCGTGAAGTCGAAAAGATCGTAGGAGATCTCGGCCGAGTTCTTCGGGGAGCCGTCGCGCGCCTTCAAGAAGATGTTGAGCCCGTTCGAGCGGGAGAGCTCCTGACCGCGCTTGAACGTCGTCGACATGCGGGACCTTACTCCGAACCGGAGTTGTAGGAGGAGAGAAGGTCGTGCAGGATTTCGAGCCGAAACGCACTCGGGGGCTCTGAGGAGAGGATCATATCGCAGTAGGACGCGACGAACTCCGCCTCGGCCGCGGAAAGGCCGGAGGACGCCTTCGCGTGCTTCGCGGCCTCGACCTGCTCCAGCCGCTTGTCGGCCTCACCCTTCGTCGGGTAACATCCGCCGCTCCAGTCCGGGTTTTTCTCGGACTTGACGCAATAGCCCTTTCCCGGGGTCTTCCTGACCACGCCCGTTTGCTCTTCCGCGGCGACGCGAGCGCATATGGCGAAAAGGTCCATCGCTTTGGATGAGGCATTAGAAGGCTCGACGTGACATTCGGTCGGCCTCGTCCCGTATGTCGCACGCAAGCCTGGCGATGTCCGAGTGGAGCGTATCACACATCTCCGCCGCGACAGCGTTGAACTGCTCGTCGGTTGGGTTCGGGCCGTAG